TTTCTTTTCCAATGGCTGTGGAACTGTGATTTGACGTTTGATGGATTGCTTACATTTTATATGTGGAACGTGTGTTTGTGGTAATTTAAATTTTGTCCACATATTTATTCTTTACATTTTTTTTATACGCCAGTCGAGCCAAATCCACCCGTTCGAGTCGTTTCATTCATCTCGAGCACGATGGCAATATCAGGAGTTTTGACGACTTCCAGGACGAGTTGAGCAATTCGATCGCCAGTTTTGATCACGAATGGTTGAGCGCCCGAATTATAAAGAATGCATTTCACCTCATTTCGATAATCTGGATCGATCACGCCGGCAAATACATCGATACCGTGTTTGTACGCCAAACCCGAGCGCGGTGCGACTCGACCGTAAGTGCCAGATGGCAGTCCGATGGCGATTCCGGTAGAAACTGCGAGGCGATCGCCGGGGAAAATAATAGCATCTTCTGCGCTGGACAGATCGTACCCTACCGATCCTTCTGTAGCGCGTTGGGGCACGACTGCGTGATCGACGAGCTTCTTAATGAGCAATGCCATGGTAATTTGTATGGAATGAGTTCCTTTAAATTGTTAATGAGTGTCACACTTACATATCGACACTTATCGATACAAATACAATGTTCGAATATGTATTATAAATGTCGCGTATAGATATTCTTGCATTTCATTTCAAATCTGATCAAGAAATAATTGAGCGTCATATTGATCCGAGCGTGATCGAGAAAGTGTTCGTTACGAACGCAAAATTCTTAGAATGTTTGTCGAACGTCACCCGATCGTCCATCGGGAAAAACGTAAATTTTTCGCCGTTGACGATATCGACGATGACGATCACGGGGAAATTCGAGCACGACCAGATCGAACTTCCGATCGTGCGGATCAGAGAGGCTTTGGAAGAACACACGCTTGAAGATGGTTTATATATCGGCGGGCAAGTAAAAGTTTCGAAGACTAAAAAAGTACTTGATGTTCGTAAATTCAACCATCAGGTGTCCTTCATGTTCGAGAAGAAATCTGCGAAATTGTTTTATAACGGAACGATCCATGCCACTGGATTCGCAACGATCATAGATTTTGTTCATATTTCGTTATTGATCGCGGAATTCATAGAAAAAACTGTTGGTATTCGAGTGAAACTCGCTGATTTCACCACGAATCTCATAAACGCCGGAACGATCGTTCAACGCGGTTCTTTTCCGCTCTCATTTTCGCCTCATTGCGTCTATGTGAACGCACAACAATCAGGTCTGAACGCGTTCTTCGATCCCGAACGCCATCCCGCAGTCAAGTTACTGCTATTCGAAGATTCTAAAAAAATATCTACGGCGTTCGTATTCGGAACCGGGAGCATCGTTATTTTTGGCGCAAAAAACGTCGAACACATATCGAGGATGTTTGACGTGATAGCAAATTTTCTCAGCGATATTCAACATTTCGGAACGACCACGTCGTTGAGGAAAACAACGGTAAAGAAAGACTTCTCGATCTCGCACGGATACCTATCTAATTCGTATACGTTATGCGTTTCACCATGAAAGCATATTTACTTTTGTAATCATATATAGTATACTATTATTTTAATTAGAAAACAAGAGTCCTCCCATGCCAGCCATCACGCGCAAAATATTGAAGTTCTTTCCGAACACCGTGATATTGTTGAATTTAGTGAGACCGGCAGAAAGTGTCGTGGACGTATCTAAGATATCTGCTATACTATTCGCCGTCGCCGCCTTATTCGTGACAGATAACGTGACGGAGTCTAAACGACTGAAATTTAGAGTTCCCGCGGAGTCCTGCTCGTTGCTTTTCACTCCGAACGAATACATATAAATTCCGGCGGACGGGGCTTGACCGACGGCTTGAACTGGCTGAACGAGATTGAAGTATCCTCCTGGACGCTCGGAGAAACGGTCGACGCCATTGCATTTGAGGATCGCGCTGTACAACGGGGCAAACGCTTCGTTCGTTTCGAATTGATTATTGCTCGTCGTGTACTGCCCGTGAAGATTAGACTTATAAAACCAGATAATATATCGAGTGGGCAAATTGAAAGAGATATCGTGCGAGTCAGTCGTTATAGAATCGGAGATAGAAACAGGAATCGTGAACGTCTGTACTTGTTCGATCATGTATTCGTGGGGTTTACTTGCGAAATATTCGCGTTCTAATCTGTCGAGGAATACGTAATCGGTGTAAAATCTGACTTGAGGCGCATATACGGAATCGATGCCGACGATATTAGACGGCTCGTTGAAGACGAATTTCAGCTGGATGTCGTGATATTGCAGTGCGATCATTGGGATGGCATTCGATATGTGATTCGAAAAAAATAGAGGAATATCGATATAAAAAGTACGAATAGCGCCGACGGGATCATCGTCTCTGAAATTCTGCATTCTATAGTTTGCGGATCGAACCTCGGTATTGTTAAAAAGCTCGTCATGAACGCGTGACCAATTGGGAAAATCGGTGATATTTTCTATTTCCTGCCCGCCGATCATGACCGAAACACTTTTCACGAGCTGTTCCGCTGGATAAAACGATTCGGCCGAAGAACGTTTCATCGTGATTTCGAGCACGCAGCTCTTGATGAGATCGCCGGAGCGTTTGATAGTGACCATCGACGGCTCGCCAAACCGAACATCGAACGTTGTCTCGATAGACTCTATGGCAAAGTTCGTTCTCCGGACGGAATTTCTTTTCCAAAGCGATCTCTGCGGATCGCCTGTAAGAAACACGTCCGGTGCGCCTATAGCAACTAATTGTGTGAGGGCTCCCATTTTTAGTTATAGTATAAAAATATTATTATTATTAAGTTAATTTATACGTTCTTCATGTGACTTTTGAGAAAAATCTCGGCATCTCTCTTGGTTATCACGTGAGATGGAGATCCTATTTTCAATGAATTGCCGTAGTCTAGCTCCATATCGAGAGAATCCATTATTTTGAGCTTGTCTGTTTTCAGTTGCTCGGCTCGTATTGCCGACAATATGACAGCACCTTTCGCTTTTTCGATTTCGATCTTCTTGAGTATTTCGTCATATTTTTTCGAAGCTTCTTTTTCGTCGGCGATCTTTCTGTATTTCATTGCCAACGATATAGTAGATGCGATCGGAGAACCTTGAGTCTTCTTGATCGTCGCCTCTTTGCGTACGACTTGTTTCGCGTCCTGAACAACGTTTTCTGCAGTTTGTTTTGCAGCGAGATCTGCTTTGTTCAATTCTACCAAATCTTGGATCATCATTTTATCTTCGGGAATCGTTCTGAGTATTTCAGTCGGACCTACTTTCTTCACCGGCCGAGGGACTATTTTAGCGAATTTGTTTGTTACAACATCCTTGCTTTTGGTGTATATTTTCGTGATGCTGTCCCAGTTTTTATATATCACGAATGTTACGGCAGCTGCAATTGCTATGGAAAGTACCACGAGGCCTACTATATATCTTTTTTGCATTTTACTATAATCAAATATTATTTATTTATCGAACATTCTCTTCATGATGGTCGTCACAATTTCCGTTTCGAGACGATTTGTCCCGATGATAATATTTTGAATGATTTCCTTGTCTTTTTGAGGTAAGAACTCCATCGCTTTGGTTGCTTCGTCTCTAGAACGTTCCAGAATATAGCCCATAGAAGAGATCAAATCGAAGCTGATGGTATCGAATATCCAATACTTATCCGGCAAACTGAAGTACTTCAAAACTACCGCAATAAATCGCTCCTTCGATCGTTGCTGCGAACTATAGCCGGTCTTGCTGATTCCGATATCGAGAGGGGTCTTGCCTTCGTCGTTTGTTTGAAATATCAAACTAGGAAACACCTTCAAGATTTCGTCCACGAGTTTCCACCATTCCGCATTTTTCTGAGAACAAATGTAATGTAATGCGCAATTGCCGTATTTGTCCACGATGGTAAAACTCTCGGGACTGATCCTGAACACTTCGTGCGGACACAATCTGTTCTTCATGAACATCGTCTGTCCGTTGACGTTTTGAATTTCGAGGATGTCCGGATGTTTTCTCATGATCTCGAGTGCGTCACGATTTGGACCGTCTCCATTATTTTGAGAGTAAACAAGCGGCGTGTTTCCATATACATCCTTTTGATAGACTGCATCTGGATACAACTCGTAGACCAGTTTCACCAGGTCTGTGTACGAGTGATGCAATGCGTTCATTCCCAAAGAATCCGTGGCGGAAAACAACGAGGTGCCTGATTTTTCGTAGATATATTTGACGATCCTCTTTGTGTGGATAGAACGAATATAAATTGTTTTGTGAAGAATATTTTCGCCTTTATCAAACGTCGTGTAGAATATCTCCGGTGTGTTGTCGAGAAGAAACTTGCTCTTCTCAAAGCTAGTTTCTACTGAAGATTTGTAATGCCATAGGAAATCCCCTTGGGGTGGTGCAATATTCCATATAAATTCACAGATTTTTAGATTGCACCACCTCGAAGAAAAAGATACGAATAGAGGAGTCCGTCCGCTGACGTCTGATTGCGTGAGAACCGTTTCGTCCACCGCAACAATCTTCTTCACCAACTCGAAATTATTATTACGAATAGCGTTATAAATCGGCGTCTCCATATGAATATTTTCCATATGAATAATAATCGGCCACGCTTCGAGGACAAAATCCTGTACATTCGAATACTTCTCCTCCGAATAAAAATGGAGCCATCCATTTCCTTCTTCGTCTTCGCAAATATATATTTCATCTTCTGGCACACACGATTCTAGATATCTGATGATGTTCTCTTCCGGTAGATGTTCAAAGATCTTCATTTTTACAATATATGAATACGACGTGTTAATTATATTCAATTTGACGATATGATTCTATTCTTCTTCTTTCTTCGTCGTCCAGGCACCATTCGCGATATCGGTCCGGATGCCACGCAGCTTCTAGAATTTCATCGGCAAAAATATAATCTTTGATTTTATTATATCGATATCGATCTTCGATCGCCTCAAGAGTCATCTTGACATCCCCATATGTCAAATGCTGAGTCGTCAAGTTCAACAAGCATGAGCCCGAAATGTGTATGACTTGGGCGGTGATTGGAGCGTCGAGTTCCGTCGTTTTTAACAGTCGACGCACTTCGCCCACGACCTTCTTTTTTGAGATGGTCCTGATCGAGTCTTCGTAGATCGCCGGTCGCGTTTCGAGTACGTTGATCAACAGATCATTATTTACGACGCCTACATCATCATAGACGTCGATGATGTTGATGATCGAATTGTGCATCAGATATCCATCGAACATCGGAGATGTGATGCGGTCGATCTGCATCGACGTGAATGTTTGAACTTTGCAGACTTCTACGATTATTTGTTCGTCTACTTTT